AAGAGTGTAGTGTTTGAAAATATTTAATATCTTTTTTAGTAAGATCCTCATTCTTGGCTAAGAATCTATCTCGTGCTTCACTTGCTGCTTTACGAGTAAAGGCAAAATAACCTATCTGATCATGTGGCACCCCATTTTGTACATACTTATGTACTTCATTTAAAAGTCTTCTAGTCTTTCCTGTTCCTGGTGGTCCTACTACTTTATACCTCATTAATAATTAGTTCCTTTTCGGTCTATTGGTTTATGTTCTATTTGTGGTGTAAATAGCTGAGATAGTTTACAAACTTTTAAAGTTTTACCATCAACATTTAAAGAGTGATCGAACTCTACATTACTTCTGTCTTTTAATTTTTGTGCTATTTTTTCTTCAGGAATCTTCCATCCATTACCTAGGTGTTCAATAAAGGAAGTAAATCTAAAGTAATGAAAACCTTCTTCAGTAAAGCAAGATCCATTATGTATTTGTCTTCGCTCTTGTGCTTGTGGTCCATTAATACAATATTGATATAGTTCTTCTTCGAGTCTATCTTCTAGTTGAGTTCCTTTAGGTGGTGTAATCTTTTGTCCATTCTTACGCCATTCATTTAATTTTGCTCTAAAATCTTTTGGTTTAAGTGGTTCAAAGTACACACCAGTTTGTTGCCACACTAAATTTAAAACTTCTTTCTGTGTTGTCATTAGTTTTGTATTACTTATTATAACTTGAATCTTGTCATCATTAGGCATAATGACATTGAATCTGTACTCTGGTTCTGCATAAGCTATCATTTCAAAATCTTGAATCTCTGGAAAAACAGAAATGCTATCTGATCGTACACCGAATGGTCTTTTATAACATAGACCTCGCATACATTTATCTTTAATAGGTTCTTCATAACAAGTGTGACCTGCTGTTTCACCTTTCCATGCTTTAATTTTTGAATCTAGTTTTGCTTTATCCCAAGGGTGTTCTAAATAACTATAGTTGGCTGCGGATACTTGGTCTGGCCACTTATCTTTATATTTCTTTTTAGCAAAGACCATGTAGTTATACATAAATCGATCTCTACCATCATCTAATTTAGTTTTAGAACATAGGGCTAAACACGGTGGACCATCATCAAATTCAGTGTTAGTTCCTAATAAAATATTTGTATGAGTTTCATCGACAAGTTTATCTAAAGTTTCTTTATCAATTTTAGATTCATTGGCGTATTTAATAAATTGTTCTACGGATAGTTTAGAATTATTCTTATCTATAGCATATCGGTTAGATTGTCCGTTGTTGTAGTAAGGAAGATTAATAAAGTTCCCTGGTTTTACGTCTCCTTTGTCATCCTTCTGTAATTCTTTCTGTTTAGGAAAAACCTCGGTAGTTGGTTTTAATCCCAGTGGAAGCAGAAAAGCTTTTAGGGCTTCTATCAAATCCACTGTTGGTATTGGTTCTTTTAAAAAGATATAACAATGTAAGCCACCACTCTTAGAGAGTATGGGTACTAATGGTAATTTATATTGTTGAAATAATGCTAAGTAGTTTTCTACTTTAAATGACCCATAATCTGGTGGATCTACATCTATACATCCAAATTGTGCAGTTTTATCTATTCTGCATGGTTGGATTCCAATTGATTTTTTTCCTTGTAAATGATTTCTATAATCATCATTAGTGACAGGTCTACCTGCCCATTCATAATTCGGTTTGATTTTATTTTTTTCAGAGTCTAATTCTGTCTTTGACATGTCAGCCATGCCAAAATCCCCTTCATATCCTTTAAATAATTCTATAAACTCTTTTTCCATAACGATCCCAGTGTTCGGGCGAGTTCCACTCTCGCTTTCCTCGCCCTATTTTCTCAAGAGAAAAACTAATAATTAGTTTCTTCTTTTGTTTCTGCTGCAGCGCTACTTTGTTTTAAAGAGTTATGGAATTCTCTAGCCATCTGATAGACAGATGCATTATCCACTTTTCTTAACAAAGATACTCTGTATCCGTGCCAAGTAAAACTGCCAGAGTTTTCAACAGAATTTAATTTATAAATTCTAGAAAACATAGGCGCAGGAACATTTTTATTTGTTTTAGGATCGCTTTCAAATTGATCCTGCATCAAAGAGTTCCAACCTCTACTCACTTTTAATTGAGTAGATTTCATAGCCATTAAGGCTTTTTCTGGTTTCTCTCCGTTGATGATAACAAAGTGATTAGCTGTTTTGATAATTTCATTACCATTATCCAAAACATCTTTTCCTGAAGAACTCTTTTTAGTTTTAGCTAAAACTTCTGGACCTCTATCAGGACTCACAGGTCTACCTTCCTTACGTTCGAAAGGTGCCCATTCTGGAAATGTTAATTTGTAGAAACAAGGTATTACTTCAATACCTTTTTCTCCATTATACAGTTTTTTTGTAACTGTATTATAGAACATTCCAGCTTCTGCTCCTTCAACATAGTTCGCATGTTTCTTTTTAGTCTCATCCGAACCTGTTTGTAATAACTTAAGAAATGGTAAAGCTAAATCGTCTTTATCAATATTCTCAAGTCCTGCTCCAGCATCGCTGATAAAATCAATCTTTGCTGGTAAGTTACCTTCTTTTTGTGTCGTAACGTTGTTGCTTGTCTCTTGTGACATGTTATTTGCTCCTTGTTATTTTTGTTTTGTTTCCCTTAAACAGGTTAAAGTGTTCAGAAGGCAAGTCTTGATTTTTCTCAACTCGATCTCTGTACACTGCTTTTAGAGTCATCGGTTCAACTTTCAGTTTTTGTGAAGGTTGATATCCATTACTCTTTGCAAGGCTTGCGTACTCATTAGCCTTGTTATCTTCGCCACGACCAAAGGAAACAGTGACTTCATTTTTAATTAAGTCACCCAAGTCGTTATCTCGAAGCCATTGATAAGCGCCCTCCCTGTTTGCTACAGGAATCGTTGCGCTATAAATCTCTTTTACTTCTATGGCTGAACCATCTTGAAGTTTAAGAGTTTTTAATTTCATAGATTCCATTATCTCCGGAATCACTTCAGCTGAAATTTTATCTGCTCTTTCTTTTTTATCCTTTAAAAGTTTTTCGTCTCTTTCGATTTCGTCTTCTAAAGATTGTAGAGATAGAACATGACTAGATAATGTATTTACATTAGCTATTTCATTTACTTGTTGTGGAGCATCCTCCACAAATTGTTGTGTTAGGTTTTCTTTACTCATCTATTTCTCCTTTCTCATATAGATTTATTTTAATTGGATAGTATGTACTTTCTTGTCTGTCCCATTTTAACAAATTATATTTACCACTTGTTATATCTGAGACAACAGAACATGCAACTCCAATAATTGCCGGATCCCCTGTAAGTAGTAAGTAATCATTTTCTGTAAAGTTTTTTAATTTACTTCGCAAAGAAAAAATTACTGGACCTGGACTAAAAATAATTTGAGAGTCTTCTCTTAATAGGACTTTTATATCGCCATATTTTTGAGCCCCCATAATATTAATCTTAGGCCTACCGTCACGGGTGCCTGGTATTTCTTGGACTACGTATACTATCGCTTTTTCTTTCATGCTTGACAATATAGAGATAAGTCTTTATATTGTCAACTAGAAAGTAGAAAATATGAAATATAAATTTAAAACAAAGCCCTACGCACATCAATTGACTGCGTTGGAAAAGTCGTGGAATAAAAAAGTATTTGCATACTTTATGGAAATGGGAACCGGTAAAACAAAGGTTGCCATAGATAATATAGCTATGCTCTATGATAATGGCAAAATTAATGGTGCCTTAATTATAGCTCCAAAAGGAGTATACAAAAACTGGTATTCTCAAGAAATACCTGACCATTTAGCTGAACATATAAACCCCACAACGGTTTTATGGCAAGCAATGATTAATCAAAAACAACAGAAAGCATTAGATACTTTATTTGCAACCGGTCATGATCTTCACATTCTCATAATGAATGTTGAAGCATTCAGTACTAAAAAAGGAGTAGACTTTGCGGCTAGATTTTTAAATTCCCATAATACCTATATGGCTATTGATGAGTCTACAAC